GGTATGCCACTTGTTAATGGTAAACCAATATGTAATTTTAGATACTTTAAAGATTAAACCAATTCAAGTTGTTCTTGTTTGAGTAACTCATATGCTCGTGCCATACGAGTCATTCCAATTCCACCACCAAATCTTTCAAAGAAATTCATTGTTAGGAACTCTTCGAGTTCTTTTTCTACCCTGTCTTTACCAAATAGTTCAAACAACTTGGCGGAATAACCACCACCTTCAATCGTGTAGAACATTTCTCTCATTTTCTCAACATCACATGAACGTTCAGCAGAACCAATTGTTTCTTGACCGTAAAGGATAACATCAACTTTGTTGAATATCTCACCATCTTTGTGTTTCATATTCCAAAATGGATTTGTTCTTTTTGGGAAATACTGCAGTGATACCACAGGACCCTTTTCTTGCCACATTCTTTGTTCATGTTCATTTTCTAAAATAGGAACTCCACCGTATTCTTCACAAACATCTTCATATTTAACCTCTACCTCTTTTTCAAAACCCAAATATTCAAGTAAATCAGACTCTAACTTAAGAAGTTCTTTAATCCCACCTTTTGATTCAAATTCAAACATCGGGAAAATCATTTCATGTCTACCGGGAATTGGGTTTTTTTCTTCACGATAGGAAGTTGATACACAGAAAACCCCATCCCATTGAGGGTTTTTGAGTAATTCGTACTCTAACCACATTTGACCTGTCTGTGGTAAAGGCCAAATTTCTCCGTTGTACTCAAACGTTTTTACTGAGTGAGGATTCTCGCAAGCTGCGAGGATTGATAATCTTGACTGTGTCGGTACTTCAAGAAAATTCCTGTCAAGGAAGAATTGTCTCATTTTTTGTACCAGTTCGTTGTAGGTTTTTGTGTTTTTCATTTTTTTTGTTTTTTGTTGCGTTATGGGCAAAAAAAAATCCGTCAAATGACGGATTCTTTCTCACACCGAGTGTTTATTTTTAATTTTATTTTTGGTCTTTCGTTTAACCATAATTGAAAATAAATATATTCAATTAGTCCAAAGTTTCAACAGTTTTTTTTGAAAAATCTAAAACTTGTTGTCTTTTTTGTTGAACGAAGAATCCAACTCTTTCATTGGCAATTTTAGCATAATTTGGACTGAGTTCAATACCCACCCATCTACGATTCAATGTCTCAGCAGCAACCATACTTGTACCTGAACCAGCAAAAGGGTCTAACACAATATCGTTTTTGTAAGTGAGGATTTTAATTGCTTTAGTTGGGATATCCATTGAGAATGTTGCCTTAGTCATACTCTTGGTGTCCGCAAAATAATTCCACTGTCCAAAGACCAAATCAATGAACTCACGTTTTTGTTGTTCTGTGTACATCATTTTTGGTCTCATGTTACCATCTTTACCTTCAACTTCACCCATTTCACCAACCCATTCAGGTTGACCTTTAATTGTTTTAATGTGTTTGTTTTTGTATGCCAAAATAACACACTCTTTTGGGTTATAGATGTACGGAGCCGACGGACTCATCCAAGACCCCCAAGCTGTGGTTCTACTTCTGTGTGGAGATTCTTCTTCAAGGTCAACAACCCCAAAGAACTTGTAACCAATCTGTTTCATGATTTGCCAAACTTCGCTAACCATAAAAATTCTACCACCCTTAGACTGACGGTTAATCTCGTAAGGGATGTTTAATGCAATTCTACCGTCGTCTTTTAGAACACGGTATGCTTGTTCCATCCACGAATATGTAAATTTTGAATATTGCTCCCAAATCATATCATCATCATGTACGTCGTATTCAATTCCAACACCGTATGGAGGTGAAGTCACAATTAAATCCACGGAACCTTCTTCCATGGTTTTCATGACTTCAATACAGTCACCGTTAACGATTTTTCCTAAATAATTTTCTACCATTTTAATAAATTACAACTTTTTTTCCTTGTATTATAATATTGTTTTTTGTTTCAAATTCCAACCAAGCTTTGGAATTTTCAATAAATGTTTTTGTTGGTACTGAAATCTCAAATTCTCCACATCTAATTGAAAGTGTATTGTCTTCTGATTGAATAACCCAACCCATTTCACTACCACCTGACGCAGCCAATTTGTATTTCATGACTCAATTGTTAGAACACCATTCTGTAATATAACCTTATTTGAATTACAAACCACGTGTCCTGTTGGTTTACCATCTACACTAACACCTATAGATGAACTAATAGGACAATTGAACTCAACAACATCAACCTTTAATAGTTGTTGGTCAATAAAAACTTTCCAAGGTTTATCACCGTTTCTATGATTAAGATTATATCTTAGTTCAATTAGCATTCTCTAAATTCTCAATCTTTCTTTGAAGGTACCAAAAAGCTTTCTTCAAATCTTGGAGTTCTTTATCTGTTCCTTTTTTTCCCGCTCTTGAGATATACTTAACAGTATTACCCAAGTGGAAATCCAAGTCCCAAGCCTCAATTACTTTGATTGCCTCATACGGACTATCCTCACCACCATAATGTTGAGGGTGATTCACCATTTCATTACTCATAGTTGTTCTGTGTTTGTTCAAAAACCCTGTTCATTGGAGAGTTCTTAGTATCAACCTCCGCAAACATATTATGACTTATTTCATCAAGAGTTAATGCAAAGTCTAATGTTTCAGCAATCACCCTCACAATTTTATAAGGGTCACCGTTAGATGCCGGACGACGGTCTTCAACATATCCTTTCCATTCCTTAGATGTTTGAAGTGGAACTCGGATTGATGAACCACGGTCTGATACCCCCCAACTAAACTTGTCAATAGATTGTGTCTCGTGTTTTCCTGTCAGACGAAGATTGTTATCTGAACCATAGTTTTGAATATGAAGTTCATGACGAGTGTCAAACGCTCTGAAGATATTCTTAAAGTAATTCTCACCACCTTCATTTCTCATTCTATCGTTTGAGAAATTACAGTGTAGTCCTGAACCGTTCCAATCACCCATAACAGGTTTTGGATGGAATTCAATTTTGAATCCGTAGTCTTCAGACATCTGTTGTAGAATATAACGAGACATCCACAAATCGTCACCAGCCTTCTCTTTTCCTTTTGAGAACACTTGGTATTCCCACTGACCCAAAAGAACCTCGGCATTGGTACCTGTAACTTCAATACCCGCCATCAGACAGTATTCCATGTGTTTATCAACAAACTCACGACCATGAACCTGACCGTTACCCACACCACAATAATACTTTCCTTGTGGTTCAGGATATCCATTCTCAGGGAAACCCAAAGGTCTTCCATCTTTCATAATGGTATATTCTTGTTCAAAACCAAACCAAAGACCTTCTTCCTCGTATCCAATGTCCGCACGGGTGTTACTTATGTGCGGTGTTCCATCAGGATGCATAACCTCACATAAAACCAAATATGACTCTAATCGTACTTTGTTTAGTGGATTGTTATAAACTCTAACAGGTTTAAGAATACAATCCGAGAAATGACCCTCAGCCTGTTTGGTTGACGAACCATCAAAGGACCACTCAGGACACATTGATACGGGAAGTGCCTCAGGCCAAAGTGGTATTTTATCAAAATCCATCTGAATAACCTTAACCTTACTACGAAGATTAGGTTCGGGTTGGTATCCATCTAACCAAACATATTCAAGTTTTATGTGTGAAATCATTTTAGTGTAATATAATAATCTTTAATTTTAATTGATTTGGTATAACCATGTCTAACCGAAAAAAGAGGTTCTTTTGTCCAACCCACTTTAAATCCAAGTATTGACATCCAACCATTCTTTTCACCATTCACATATGAATATAGGTATTTTTCCCCAAATTTCAAATGTGTCTCACGAGCAATCTTAGCTCTGATTTTGTACAGTTTGAACCACATAATATTTTGATGCCAATGGAGATTCTGTTATCAAACCTTCTTCAACAAGGTCATCCAATTCTTTTTGTGTTGTCTCTAAATCTTCCTTCAAAATGTATTTTGAAATGTAGGAGATGTGTAGGGGCTGACGTAGTTTAGAGAGTAAACTACTTAGTTTTTTTCCTTCCATAAGATTTCTTCTCTACTTCTTTTGATTTCTTTTTCTTGGTGTCTTCTTCGTGAATTACTTCCTTTTCACCGGTAGACCCCTTGAACTCTGATTTTGGAATGAAAGTCCAATAACCTGTAGACACTCTTTGGTGGGCATCTTTGTCAGATACACGAAGCATATGACCGAGAGCATACCTTCCGAATTGTTTTGTTGTTTTAATACACTTCATAAATTTAATTGTTTGTTTCTATATTGAGTTTTAATTTGATTTGAGAATCATCGTGACCTTCCTTGAACAACTCGTAAACCTTGGATGAGAATTCGTCAACAAATATGAACGTGTCCACCTTGGGGGTAAAAAGACCCTTAAGGTTAGATTCGTCCAAATACTTTTTTGTAATTTCTTCGGCTACGTATCGTTTTGTGAATCCCATGTGATAAAATTAAGAAATTGTTTTTAAACTATCAAACGATTCCCAATTTTCTTTTGGAACACTTTGTAGGATATAAGCCAATAATTTACGCTTTATCATTGGGATTAGTGTTTGTTCAAAAGGAAAATTCTCATTGGATTCTACTTGAAACACCGGTAACTTGGTGAAGTCAATCATTTCCTTCCAAGATGTTGACTCCTTAATTAAAGTATTGATTCTTTGACCTTGTGGGTCACCACTCCAAATCAAGTCAAAATAAATTTTTGCATCTGACTTGGTCTTTTTCATTTTTCTAATTGAGTATTCCCAAAGGTATAATTGTTTCTTTGATTTAATTGGGTAATAAATAAACCCGTGTCCAAAACCCATGTTGTCACCATTCTTCTTTTCATTCAATGTGGTCGACTCGTATACAATACTCCAAATGGACTTTCCGATGTTAAACGTGTCCATCAATCTATTACCCGAAAAAACTAATGTCTTTTCAAGTTCATTGTATTCACCGTCCTCCATGGTTGGTAGTTGTTGTGGATGTAACTCTTTTAACAGAATCTCATCATCACAAGACTCAAACTTCTTTTTTGTTTGTAACAATCTTCTTTCCTTAATTAAAGATTGAACATTGGCTAGGTGCAAGGCAAGTTCAACAAAATCAGGATAAATTTCAAACTTATCAAAATTCTGTTCACACTTTTGAATGTAATTTAAAATTGTGTATTTGTTATACTCAAAGTCTATTGGTTGAGATA